CCCATAAGTCAACAACAGATAGTTACTAAACCCTTTAAACTCAAAAAAAGCCAAATGTATTGCAGCATTTATCATACTATTATCAATTGAGGTAAAAGGAGAGCCAGATGCCTGACCCACATTCTTTTTCCAGATAGTTCCATTGGAGTCAATAACAAAAGACGAATCTAATTCATCATATAATTTTGATAACCGACTAACATCATCATGGTTAGACAAAAACATTCGTTTAATGTCAAAACACATGCGCTTAGCCAAATTTGGAGTCCTGGAGTCCCATTTCGAAAAATCAGAGGAGTGTATTTCACAATCTGGATGCAGTTTGACGAAGTCATAAACCCTATTAACCAGACGATCATACTCATCTCCTTCTACATTAAGACCGACCTGGACGAAACTATCCTCCCTCAATTCCTCGATCACATTGTGCAATAACCCACATGTGCGTAGAGCCATATAATTAAGAATCAACCCAGAGGACAAAATACCCCTAGTATCATCTTTGAGTGTCTTTTCCAACAATTGTAATTCTTCTTTAAGAAAACTTGTGAATAACTCAAAGTGTTCATTCATTAAATGAAATTTATTATAGCATTGCAATAACAGATTTTGAACATCCAAATTTGCAACAGCCATTCTACGAATAGGAAATAGATCCCTAAAAGGGTATCCACATGAACTTGTGTTAGACATTTGATGGATAGCTTCTTCATGACTCATACCACCAATGGAATTAAAAGGTATTTTACTGATGTAATGTGCAGCCAATAAATTGAAACCTCTTAGTAAATAACCAAATCCAAGTGTAGACACACCATGAAGAGGTCTATTATATTTAAATAATACGGAATTAGTAGCAATTTGGTTTAATTTGGATATTGCATAATTACCACTAGCATAAAACTTTCCAATATCATTATAAGCCGATCTATAGCGAGGTTGGCTACGATTCCCAGTCATCCCAACCACCACACACCCATTAGCGCTGGACAAACCATAGTCTACTGGTGCTACAATCAGTCCAAATGGGCGGCATGTGATCAACTCACATGCCGCGTCAGCTAGTTTAAAGAAACATTCAATTTCTTCAAACTATCCAACATTGACGGTATTGCAACAGCGACATTGTATTTTTCTGATCCGCAGAAATGAACACCAACAATACCAGTTTCTTTGACTAAAGCCATTCCGCAGTCTCCAACTTTAGTGGATATTTGATGTGTGACAAATCCAGGCCTATCATAACATGTCCACCCAACTACAACATTGGGCCCGTATATAGCAGCTTTATCTATACCATTATACACAGTTGTG